CAGCAGAAGCACAAATTGAGAAGGTAGCGGAAAAGCCAGAGCAGGGGCCGGTTGCGGCAACGCAAGAAGAAAAAGCCGCCGCCGCGAAACGTCGCGCTAGAGCCGGTGGTCGCAGACAGTTGTTGTCAGGCGGTCGTCTTGGCACATCAGACGAAGGCCAAACAACATTAGGAGCGTAACATGCCAAAGGTAGTTTCCAAGGACGGCAAGACCCGGACATTTGCTTACACAAAGTCTGGCATGACAGCGGCTAAAGAATACGCACGCCAGACAGGCGGACGCGTAACAGGCGCATCCATGAAAACAAAAATGGCACAGAAGAAAGGCGGCGGATATGGCGGAGAAGCCTAAACCAGTCTGGGATAAGAAGCGCCCGAAAAGCGCTGGCAAGCCGAAGGGCTTAACACCTGCGAAAAAGCGTTCTGCAATGCGCGCTGCCGCAAAAGCCGGTCGCCCTTACCCGAACCTTATCGATAACATGAGGGCGGCGCGTGACTAAGAAGGCGCACCAAAACCCCAAAGGTGGCCTAAATGAGGCAGGGCGTAAGCACCATGAGAGCAAAGATGGTGGTAACTTACGCCGCCCATTATCGTCTGGCACATCACCGCGCCGCATATCATTCGCCGCAAGGTTTGGCGGCATGGCTGGCCCAGAAAGAAAAGACGGTGAGCCTACACGTCTAGGGCTAGCTCTTCGCGCATGGGGCTTCCGCTCAAAAGAAAGCGCACGCAACTTTGCCAATAGGAATAAAAAAGCATGATGACGCCCGAACAGATTATCAAGCGCCACGAATTGGCACAAAGCCGCAAGGATAACTGGCGGCAGATTTACGAAGACTGTTATGAGTTCGCGCTGCCACAGCGCAACTTGTATGACGGTTTCTATGAAGGCGGCAACGCACCGGGGCAAAACAAAATGTCTCGCGTGTTCGACAGTACCGCTATCAATTCGACACAGCGCTTTGCTAATCGCATACAGTCTGGCTTGTTTCCGCCTTACTCATCATGGTGCCGGCTAGAGCCGGGTCAGGACATCCCGCAGGAGCGCCGACTAGAGGCGCAGGCCGCGCTAGACATTTACTCAGATAAGATGTTTGCGTTGCTACGTCAGACAAATTTTGACTTGGCAATGGGCGAGTTTTTGTTAGACTTAGCCGTAGGCACCGCAGTGATGTTGGTACAACCCGGAGATGATTTAACGCCGATACGTTTCACAGCGGTGCCACAGTATTTGGTTTGTATCGAAGAGGGTGCACACGGCAAGGTCGATAACGTCTATCGCCGGATGCGGATGAAGGCAGAGGCTATCACCCAGCACTGGGAAGACGCCGAGCTGTCTGCAAAGCTACAGCGCCTTGTCGATGAGAAGCCGACCGAAGAAGTTGACCTGATTGAGGCAACCTGCCTCGATGTCGAAACCGGCATGTATCACTATTATGTTATTGCGAAAGACGGTAAAGACCAGCTCCTGATGCGCGAGATGAAGTCTTCGCCTTGGATTGTTGCGAGGTACATGAAGGTTGCCGGTGAAATTTACGGTCGAGGCCCACTGCTCACGGCAATCCCTGACATCAAGACGCTAAACAAAACGCTTGAGCTGTTGCTGAAAAACGCCAGCCTGTCCATCGCTGGTGTTTACACAGCGGCTGATGATGGCGTGCTAAACCCGCAGACTATCCGTATTGCGCCGGGTGCAATCATCCCGGTTGCGCGTAACGGCGGACCACAGGGCGAGAGCCTTCGGATGTTGCCCCGCTCCGGCGACTTTAACGTCTCGCAGATTGTAATTAACGACCTGCGCATGAACGTGAAAAAGATACTTTTGGACGACACGTTACCACCTGACAATATGTCAGCACGGTCCGCGACAGAAGTCTCCCAGCGCATATCTGAGCTAGCCACAAATCTTGGGTCTGCCTTCGGTCGTCTTATAACAGAAACAATGTTGCCGCTCGTTTCGCGCATTTTATACGTTATGGATGAGCGCGGATTGATTGAGTTGCCGTTAAAGGTGAACGGCCTAGAAGTTAAGGTGACACCAGTGTCGCCTATCGCGCAGGCTCAGAACATGGGCGATATTGAGAAGTTGATGCAGTGGGTGCAGATGGCTTCCGCGCTTGGGCCTGATGGTCAGATGGCTGTTCGCACTGGTGCGATTGCAGACCATGTGGCTGACAAGCTCGGCGTGCCGGCAGAACTACGCACATCACCGCAAGAGCGTCAGCAGATGGCAGAGCAACAAGCTCAGATGCAGGCGGCGCAAATGGCAGCACAGATGGCACCAGCCGTCGAAGGGGAGTAAATGACCGAAGGATGGGAAGGACTGCGCTCTGTAGAGCCGCAGGAAAGACTGACACAGCAGGACAATCAAGACGATATCGACAGGTTGTATCTGCGCGTATTCGGCAGCGATGACGGGCAAAAGCTACATGAGCATCTGCGGTCGCTGACGATAGAACAGCCCACATGGTATCCCGGCGAAGACGCTTCGCATGGGTTTGCTAGAGAGGGGCAAAATTCACTTGTCCGCGAAATAGAAAGGCGGATGCAACGAGCGAGGTCGCTATGAATGAAGACACTGGCCTGATGGCCCAAGCTACTCTGGATACAGAGGGCGAGGATAACCAGACGGCACAAGAACCTATTTCACATGTACAGCCAGAAGCAGGGCCAGCATCTCTCGATGATGTCACTGTCGCCAAAGAAGGAGAGGACACAGAGTTTGTTAAGCCGGATTATTTTCCTGATAAGTTCTGGGATGAAGAGCAGGGGCCAGATGTCGAGAACCTTGTCAAATCTTACAACGAATTGCAGAAGAAATTTTCGCAAGGTAAGCACAAGGTGCCAGATGCCTATGATGATAGCGTATTTAAGAACGCTAACATCCCGGACGACGACCCATTGCTTGAGACTTACAGAAGCTGGGCAAAGGAAAATGGCGTTAGCCAAAGTGCGTTTGACCAACTTGCTACAAGCATTGTGGACATGGCAGAGCAAGAAGCTGACACAGCTCAAATTAGCTTTGACGAAGAATACAAAAAGCTAGGCCCAAACGCTGATGCGGCTATCAAGTCAATGACCGACTGGGCGTCTAGCCTAGTACGCAAAGGCGTATGGTCAGACAGCGACTTTGAAGAGTTCCGCATCATGGGCGGTACAGCACAAGGTCTTCGCGCCTTACAAAAGGTGCGTAGCTATTACGGCGATAAGCCGGTGCCGATTGATGTCGGTCCTATCGATGGCGCGCCATCTAAGGAAGAGCTAAATTCTATGGTTGGCAAGCCTGAGTATCTGACAGACCCTGCATATCGTGCAAAGGTCGAGAAGATGTTCGAGCAGGTCTATGGCACGCGAGATGCGTCTCTTATCTAAGTGATATCGCGCCCTTGCTGGGCGCGATGTTTTTTGTTAATATCCACTTGACGGACAACCATTTCGGCCTGTCAGACCCGTTTGGGGGCGTAGCGTTTATGCCCAAGCAACAGCCCGGCTTCGGATACCTGTAGCGGTTTTTTTGAAAACATTCTTAACGAGAGGACTAAAAAATGGCAGTAGCTATTTCTAACGCTTTCGTCCAGATGTTCGATGCAGAAGTACACCAAGCATTCCAAGCGCAGCGCGCTCTTGCTGGTGTAGTTCGTGAACGGTCTGGCGTTGAAGGCAATCAAGTGAAGTTCCCGAAAATCGGGAAAGGCACCGCGACTGTGCGCGTACCACAGACAGACGTGACACCGCTTAACGTGTCATACTCACAGGTAACCGCGACCATGAGTGATTTTATCGCTGCTGAATATAGCGATATCTTCAATCAGCAGAAGGTCAACTTCGACGAGCGCCGCGAATTGGTGCAAGTTGTGGCTGGTGCAATCGGACGCCGCATGGACCAGCTCGTTATCGACGCGCTGAATGCCGCATCATCACCATCAACTGTTGCAACAACAGTCGGCGGTTCTGGCACAAACATGAACCTTGCAAAGCTGTTAGCGGCTAAGAAGGCTCTTGATGTCAAGAACGTACCTGCTGAAGGTCGTTGCATGGTTATCCATGCAAACGGTTTAGCGGCATTGCTAGACGAGACTGAGCTTACAAGTTCAGACTTTGCAACAGTCAAAGCTCTTAGCACTGGTGAAATCGACACGTTCCTCGGCTTCAAGTTCATTACGCTTGGTGACCGCGACGAAGGTGGCTTGCCGCTTCCATCAACACGCACTTGCTTCGCGTTCCACCGCGATGCAATCGGCATGGGCATCGGCATGAACCAGCGCTCTGAAATCAACTATGTTCCTGAGAAGACCTCGTTCCTTGTGTCCTCAATGTTCTCCGCTGGTGCGGTTGCCATTGATGATGAAGGTATCGTGAAAATCTCAGCGACTGAATAAGGAGAACTGAACGATGGCATTTTCAAGTGCAGGCTTAAACGTGATGGGTGCCGCAAAGAAGGGCAACGCTCCTTCTATGTACACCTACACATCAGCAGACGCTATTGCTACTGTGAACACAGCAGGTTACTTCAATGACCTGTCTGACACACTAGCTGTTGGCGACCTTATCTTTTGCTATGATAGCAACACACCAACAATGAGCATTGTTGTTGTACTATCAAACGCATCAGGTGTTGTTGACGTGTCTGACGGCACAGCAGTTTCTGTTGCTGACGCCGACTAATACCCCCTGAGTTGGGGCGGCTTCGGTCGCCCCATCCTTCTATCGCGGAGTGCTGACATGGCGGCTGGTGATACCAAACTATCTATCTGTTCTGAGGCGCTCATTATGTTGGGCGCTACACCTTTATCTAGCTTTGGCACTGGCACCGACGAAGCGCAGGTTGCAGACCGTCTCTATGACGATGTCCGCGACAGCATCCTTATGCAGTACCCGTACAGCTGGTCTATCAAAAAGACCAAGCTAGCACGTCTAGCAGATGCGCCGATTAACGAATGGAAGTATGTGTTTCAACTTCCCGGCGATATGCTTGGCAACCCCAAGGCTGTATTCAACACAAGCTCTGTGGGTGCCACAACTGTCAGGGATTTTGAAATCTACTCTGGCGGTGTGTACACAAATTTTGAAGAGCTGTGGATTGACTACCAGTTTCAAGCCGAAGAGTTTACCTTCCCGCCATACTTTGTGCGCCTGTTAAAGACAGCGCTTGCCGCAGAGTTCGCAGAACCTATTACTGACCAGATAAGCAAAGCTGACTATTTCCACGCAAGGGCTTTTGGCGCGCCGTCAGAGAACATGCGCGGCGGTCTAGTGCGTGTTGCAATCAACATCGACGGCGCTGACAGACCAGCGCAAACTATACAAGAGTTTCCGATTTCTGACATAAGGTTCTAGCATGAGCCGCATTATACAAATACAGAATGACTTCACGGCTGGCGAGATAGACCCGAAGCTCCGGGCGCGCACTGACATAGCGCAGTATAAGTCTGCGCTAACTACAGCTAAGAATGTCAGCATCCAGCCGCAGGGCGGTGCAGTGCGCCGGGATGGCACCAAGTTTATTGCGGCGCTCGATGCTGGTGCGGCTAACGCTGTCCGCATGGTGTCTTTTGAGTTTAGCGTTAATGACAGTTACATGCTGGTGTTCACACCGGGCAAAATGTATGTGTTCAAGAACGGCGCGCAAATCACAGCCATCAACGGTGGCAGCGACGCATTCCTGACAGTAAGTGCGCTCACAGCGGCTATCTTGCCTGAGATGAATTGGGTGCAATCCGCTGACACTGTCATCGTGGTTCACGAAGACCTAGAGCCTATCACTATTGTGCGCGGTGCTACGGATGCAGACTGGACAGCTAGCACGCTGACATTTTCGCACATACCTAAATACGCTTTCACACTTAACATTGACACACCCACTTTCACGATAACACCGAGCGCTGCCAGCGGGAACATTACGATAACTGCGTCTTCTGTGACAACCGACAGCGGCACAGCACAGGCTGGCACATCAACAACAATTACATTAAAGAGCGCTACAAGTTACACGTCAGACGACCAGTGTAACGGATTGTCGCTTCATCTAACTGGCGGCACCGGGTCAGGTCAGCACCGACATATATCGGACTACGTTGCAAGCACCAAGGTCGCAACAGTGTATCCGGCATTTGACCCAGCGCCAGATAACACAACGCAATACACAGTTAAAGCGTTTGGCGAAGATAGCGTTGATGAATACGTTGTATCCAGTAACGGCTTTGGTCGTGCGCGCATAACAGAGTTCGTCAGCAACACTGTCGTCAAAGCGTTTGTTGAGGTGCCGTTCTTCGACACCGACGCAATAACTTCTGGCAACTGGGAGCTGGAATACGGCTTTGAGAATACATGGTCGTCAACGCGTGGCTGGCCTCGCAGTGTTGTATTTCACGAAGGCCGGTTATACTTTGGCGGGTCCAAACAGAGGCCCTCTACAATATGGGGCAGCCGTGTTTCCGACTTCTTTAACTTCGACCCCGGCGAGGCATTAGCTGATGCCTCTGTTGAGGCGTCGCTAGACACAGGGACATTTAATGCAATCGTTGATATGTACGCTGGGCGGAACCTACAGGTATTCACAACAGGGGCTGAGTTTTATGTGCCGCAAACGCTGGATGACCCTATCACCCCGACAAACCTTATTGTAAAATCGCAAACTGCGTTTGGCATGAAGCCGGGCCTGCGCGTGCAGAACGTGGACGGCGCAACGCTATTCATCCAGCGGCAGGGCAAGGCGTTGCAAGAGTTCGTGTTTAGCGATGCTGTGCAAGCCTACACCTCTGCAAAGATATCACTGCTATCGTCTCACCTGCTAAAGACGCCAGAAGAAATGGTTGTGCGCGTTGCGACAGGCACCGACGAGGGTGACCGGCTAATGCTGGTAAATGGCGATGATGGCTCTATCGCGTGCTACACATTGCTACGCAGTCAGAACGTGATTGCGCCCAGCGAGTGGACCACAGACGGCAGCTTCCTAAATATCGGCGTTGACGTGGACGACATCTACGTTGTGACAAAGCGCAACGTGAACGACGCAAATGTTTATTATGTTGAGGTCTTTGACCCTGACGCCTTGCTCGATTGCTCAAAGACAGGCGGCGCTGCATCCTCTGTTACTATGGCGCATCTCGAAGATGAGGTTGTGCAGATTATCCGGGATGGCGTTGTAGAGCCAACGCAAACTGTTGGCGCTTCGCCTTACACAATTACTTTTGCAAGGGCGGCAACGTCTAGCCATCAGGTCGGTTTGAACTTTACGCCGGAGATGAAGACGTTACCAGTCGAGCCAAACCTATCTAGCGGTTCACTCAAGGGCTTTAAGAAACGCATCTTTGAAGTAAACGCAGAGCTGTTCGAGACGCAATCATTGTTAGTCAATGGTTCGCTAATACCATTTCGCTCATTTGGGCCAGACGTTCTTGGCTCATCTGTGCAGGCATACACCGGTATCAAAACCATAAATGGGATGCTCGGTTATACATACGACGGTCAGATAACATTAACTCAAAACGTGCCGCTGAAAATGACGGTGCTGGGTATTGAGTACAAAGTAAGCGCGGGGCAATAGCATGGCACAAGTAGCAATACCTATGGCAATAGCCGCTGTTGGAGCGGCGGCATCTCTAAAAGGCGCACAAGCGCAAGCCGGCGGTTTAGCTAATCAGGCAACTATGGCACGCATGAAGGCGCGCCAAGATGCGTTAAAGTACAAGCAACAAGGCGTCTCTGTTCTGGACAATATGCTAGCAACGATGGCAACGCAAAACGCTAGAGCAGGCGCAGGCAATGTTGACCCGTCCTCTGGTAACTCTGCGGCGTTGCGTTTCCTGACGTTGTCAGCCGGGTCCGGGGAGTTCTACAACACGCAAGAGGGCCAGACGATTGTGACCCGGCAGGGCGAGTTACAAGCGCTAGAGTACCACAAGCAGGCGAAGGCAATCATGCAGGCGGCTAAGATACAAGCCGTCGCTAGCATTGCATCTGCTGGTTATAGCGGGTCACAGCTTGGCGGCGCACCATCTGGCGGCGGGTCAGTTGGGCCTATGGCATCTGCCGCGCCGGCAACATACCAGCCACTACAGGTTGGGGTGTCTACTAGCTATAGTAGTATAGTGGATCCAACTGGCGTAAACACATTTATGAGGTTGCAGTAATGGCAGAGCGTTTACCTAAATATCGCCCACTGGGTGTAAGCATACCGTCACTGCCGACCGTGGACTACACGCAGACAGGTGCAGCACAGGCGCGTGTTTACGACGCAATCGCTAACAGCTTAGACAAAGTCTCGCAGTTTGCGTTCAAGAAAATGGAAGAGACTGCACTTATTGAGGGCGCGCAGTATGGCGTGGAAAACGCGCCAACAAAACAACAGCTAGAAGATGCAGACGGCAACATCGAAGACATTGTGCCGGGTGACCAGTCAACAGTGTTTGGCAAGGCGGCGCGTGAAGCCGCGCTCGGTAGCATCACGACCAACTTCGATATATCCGCACGTCAGGAAATCATGCGTCTAAGATTAGACGCGCAGGCGACTGACAAGCCGGTGTCGTCACTGGTCGATAGCATGACAGCGGTTATTGATGGCTACACATCGACAATACAGGATGTCAGCCCATCTGCGGCATTGAAGTTTCGCTCCTCGTTATCGACGCATGGTAACTCGGTGGTGCTGGCTTATTCGCAAAAGCTACTGGACAAGCAAGAGGCGCAAGACCAGCTTTTTGCAACAAGCCAGATGGACGCTATCGTTAATGGTTTAACAGACGCTGATGGCAATAAACTTGTTGATAGCAACATTGAAGACGTGTTTGAAACTGGTTCTCAAGCAATGATAGAAGGCGTTCAAGATTATATCGGCATCGCTGATAAGCTAACGCACATTAGAACGCACCTGCAAGGCATTGGCGCTAGTGTAGCCGACAAAGCTGCTGTGCAAAAATACCTAAAGCAGTTTGACGATAAGGTTAATGTGATGTTTGACACCGAGGTGTCTCAGTGGGTAATGGAAGCTCCGATAAAGCACTTAGCTGAACTGCGCACTGGCAGAATAACAGACGCTAGAATGGCTGATATATGGGGCGTGAACATGACGGACACGCAAAGGGCAACAGCGATTAAGGCGTCGCAGGACGCGATAACAGCAAGCATCGGCGTAGAAAATGCGTTTGAGGCGCAGATTGATAAAAAGAAAAAAGACAATTACGAA